AAGGAGGTCGCGGATCCGTCGACGTGGTTGAAGGCTCAACCGAATCTCGGTGCCACCGTCTCCTACGAGACCTACCAGCGAGATGTTGAGAGGGCGGAGCACGTGCCCGCGGCCAGGAACGATATTCTGGCTAAGAGGTTCGGCATTCCCATGGAGGGGTACACGTACTTCTTCACCTACGAGGAGACCCTGCCGCACAATCGCCAGGACTTCTGGGGTATGCCGTGCTCCATCGGCGTCGACCTCTCACAAGGCGATGACTTCACCGCGTTCACATTTTTGTTCCCCCTCAACCGGGGCAGGTTTGGCGTCAAGACGCGCTGTTACATTTCTGAGCGCACCATGCTGCGCCTTCCAGGAGCTACTCGTCAGAAGTACGAAGAGTTCCTCCAGGAGGGATCGCTCATGGTGCTCGAGGGTACGGTTCTTGACATGATGAACGTCTACGAGGACCTCGAGGCGTTCGTCGCCTCCTGTGAGTACGACGTGCGTTGCCTCGGGTTCGACCCCTACAACGCCAAGGAGTTCGTCACTCGCTGGGAGAACGAGAACGGCCCGTTCGGGATCGAGAAGGTGATTCAGGGATCTCGGACGGAGTCCGTTCCACTCGGCGAGATCAAGGACATGGCGGAGGATCGCAAGCTCCTGTTCGACCAGTCCATGATGACCTTCACCATGGGTAACGCCATCACCCTGGAGGATACCAACGGGAACCGCAAGCTCCTGAAGGCCCGACGGGAGAACAAGATCGACTCGGTCGCCGCCCTGATGGATGCCTGGGTCGCATACAAACTCAACAAGGACATGTTCGACTAGGAGGTGGAGGTCATAGGACTGCGAGACAGACTACAGCACGCCTACAACGCCTTCACTGGCAAGGACATCAGCCGGTCGACCCTCGGCCCATCCTACACGGTACGGGCCGACAGGCTCGCGCTCGGTTGGACAGCCGACAAGTCGATCATCTCGTCCCTGTTCAACATGATCGCAATCGACGTGTCCGCCACGCCGATCCGACATGTCGACACGGCTCAAAATGGAACCTTCATCGGGATTCGGCGCTCAGCCCTGAACGACTGCCTGATGCTCGAGCCTAACATCGACCAGAACGGCCGCTCCTTCGTCCATGATGCGGTGCTGTCACTGTTCGACGAGGGAGTCATTGCCATCGTTCCCGTCGAGTCAGATCTCGATCCGAGGACTAACAACAGCTTCGACATCAAGCAGCTCCGTGTCGGGCGGATCACTCAATGGTTCCCCGAGAACGTTGAGGTGGAGGTCTACAACCAGGCCACCTCCAACAAGGAGCGAGTAATCCTGCCGAAGCGTACGGTGGCCATCATCGAGAATCCTCTTTACGAGGTGATGAACAAGCCGAACTCGACCCTCAAGCGACTGAGTCGTAAGCTCTCCATGCTGGACCTGGCCGACGAGAAGACCTACACCGGTAAGCTAGACATCATTATCCAGCTCCCTTACGTGGTCAAGACCGAGGCTATGCGTCAGCGAGCGGAGCAGCGCATCCAATCCATCGAGGATCAGCTCGGCAAGGGCGGTCACGGCATCGCCTACACGGACGGGTCGGAGAAGATCACTCAGCTGAATCGACCGGCGGACAACAACCTTCTGGATCAGATCAAGTTCCTCACCGCGGAGCTCATGAGTCGACTCGGTATTTCCGAGGACGTCTTCAAGGGGACCGCCACGGAGATCATCTGGACGCACTACTGGAACCGAGCCGTGGAGCCTGTGCTGTCAGCTCTGGCCGACGGCATGAGCAAGGCCTTCCTGACAAAGACCGCTCGTACCCAGGGGCAGGCCGTCCAGTACATCCGGGATCCGTTCAAGAATGTTCCTCCGAGCCAGATCGTCACGTCTCTGGACACCATGCTCAGGGATCAGGTGATCACACCCAACGAGGCGAGGACGAGGATTGGGCTCCCGCCGTCTCCCGACGAGAATGCGGATCGGCTCCAGAACCCCAACATCAACCCGCAGATGGGCGACACCTCCCTGGACGGCGAGGGCGGTGTCGAGGACTCCGGTCCTGATGTACAGTCGGTGCTCAGCACGCCGATGAGCCAACTCAAAGGAGAAGGATGAAGTTCGACTTCAGTGGCTGGGCCACTAAGAACGACCTGACCTGCTCCGACGGGCGCACTATTAAGCATAATGCGTTCAAGGAGAATGACGGCCAGCGCGTGCCGCTTGTGTGGCAGCATGGGCACCAGACCGTCGACAACGTTCTCGGACACGCGCTGCTCGAGAACAGGGACGAGGGCGTCTACGCATATTGCGCGCTGAACGACACTCCTGCGGCCGACAACGCCAAGGAGCTCGTCAAGCACGGCGATGTCAAGGCGCTGTCCATCTACGCCAACCGCCTCGACCAGCGAGGGGCTGACGTCATTCACGGCAACATCGTCGAGGTCTCCATGGTCCTGTCCGGGGCCAATCCTGGGGCTCTCATCGATAATGTTGCTCTGGAGCACTCGGATGGTTCATGGACCGAGTCCGAGGATGAGGCCATCATCTACTCCGGCCTCACGCTCTCGCACGATTCCGGAGACATCACGGAGGATACATATTCCATGGACGATGACGAGGTCTACGACGAGGACGACGACATGACCGTTGCCGATGTTCTCGAGACCCTTGACGACGACCAGCGTCTGGCCGTCGCTGCCCTCATCGAGGAGATCAGCGGAGACGTTGACGACGAGGATGAGGACTATGATGACGACGAGTACGACGTCGACGACGAGGACTATGATGAGGACTACGAGGAGGACGCCGAGCACGGCGACTT